AAAGCTTTTGTATATCTAGACGCGAGTCTGTCATACAAATTATCTTCAATCGCTTCTTCAGTGATTGAAAAAGCTAAAGCAATTGTGTCGTGTGTGTAACGTGCAGTGTAAGTTTCTTGTGCTTCATCGTAAGAAATACCAGATCCTTCCACTTTAACGTTTGCGTTTGCAAAACCACTTAACATTACTTCCTCTTCGAAAGCTCTGTCAGATGATTCTGTTGTATAAATTTCAGCGTGCTGATTTTCATACTGTTTGTACTCCAGACCGAATAGTGCATTCAGGCCTGGCTCTAACTCTTTAACGAGTTGTGCTCTTGATATTGCCATTATATGCTCCTATGTTCCAGATCCGACAAATTCGGACAAGTTAGAAACAACTTCTAGAGAACAATAAGCTGCTGTAAGGTCGTTGTTTTCAACTTCCTCAGCACTTCTTAATAATCTCCAAGAGTGTGTTGTTGCATGTGTTGCCGCGATGTCAAGAGTTGTTGACGATTTACCTGTTGTAGTACTTCCACCTGTATTTGCATACACGGAAAAAGTTTCCATAAACTTCACGTGAGCTGCAGGAACATTAGCTGCTACTGCGCCATCTGAAGCTATAGTATACTTCTGGAAAGGGTTATCATTAACAAACGCTTGTGTGTCTTCACTGTTTGCTGGAGTAATTGTTGCATCATACCAATGCGCCCAAGTGGGTTTATTAGTAGTTGCTGCTGTATAGTAGATTCCGTAAAGAACACCTATAGTCGTAACTGTAGTTGCACTTTCACCAGTAATCATATAACCTGCTGACGATTTCATCGCCATTCCGTTAAAAAGATTAACTGATGCTGCGGAAGCAATCCAGTACTGAGATAGACCTTGAGTCGCAGGTGTATTACCTAACGTTCCACTTGGTCTAAACCCAAAACCGGCTGAGTTTCTATTAGCCATGTTTTACTCCTTAGTGTTTACATAAATGTAAACGGGTTAATTTAAATCGATGAGTAGGAATAGTTAAAAAATTAACTTTTCTTTGTACCACCGAAGGTTACGCGAGACTGCCTGTCAACATTGATAGGCATACTCTTATGCTCTTCCCTCATTAAATCGTTTTCAACCGCTTCGTTCTGACCTTCTGCTTGTTTAGCAAAATATTCAGTTCGAGACTTCGCAATTTCTTCGGGTACCCTTGCGAGTACAAGGCCACCAACCCCGATAATCCCCTTGTATTTTCCTTCAGTGACTACAGGATAATCTTGATCTTTATATTCATCGGCTCTCACCAATTCATAACCGGATCTTAATCTTCCAGAGATATTTTTAGAATCTTGAAATCCTAAACTCTCTGCCCGTATCCATCTGTGCCTGAATCCATCAGGTGCAGGGGGTGCATCTAGAGAAGATGGAGGAGCCCACACTTTTGGTCTTTCAGTATTTGACCGTGTTTGGCTCGCACGAGAAGTTTCTTTTGTTTCTTTTTTCATATGCTTATGCTCCTTCCGTGAGTTTTATTTGTTTTGCATACTCTTCGAGTGGCACACCTAATTTTTTAGCTATTGCTACCTGTGAAGATGTGAGTCTCACAGTTGTGCGTCCAGGTCTTACACTTCTCTGAGCTGAAGCAACCAACTGATTGGTCTTGGACGTTTGCTCTACATCACCACCTATAGCAAATTTATGAGGGAAGTCAACTTTTATTCTTTTATTAACTTCAGAATAATAATTATCCGATTTAGGGTCAAATCCTTCATTTACAAGATCCTTGTGAATTTCAAAGGCAGTAAAGGTCATGGCTCGATCTTTGCCAAACCATGTGTTTTTACTAGCCCAAGCTTCTGCTTGAGGATCAGGTTCCGGTAAACTTTGCGGAGTTTGCTGTGGTAATCTTCCACCGTCTGATAGTTGCGCAGGTTCCTGTGCAACGGGTTTATTTGCTTTGGCTTGCTCTAATTTAGCATTATCAAATGCTAATGTGGCAATCCGTTTATTAGCTTCAACTTGAGCTTTAGCATCTCCAGATTCAATAGCGCCTGCTAATTCTTTTTGAGCAGAGTCCATTCCTGTTTTTACATTTTTCTCAAATCTAGACCAATAATCAGTATCCATCTGTTTAAATCGAGACTGATCTTCTTTTCTTTGTACTTCTAAAGCTTGAGCATATTCAACAGCAGCACCTTCTCTACGTTCTGCTTCTCTCATTTTTCTTGTGAGTTTAGCAATACGTGATTGAACACCTTTACTGTATTCCTCTAACTTAGAATCATCTTCTTTAACTTCTTCTTTTACTTCTTCTTCTTTAACTTCTTTTACTGTTTCTTCTTCCTTGGTTTCTACTACTTCTTCTTCTTTTACTTCCTCTGGTAAAGTTACATCGACTTCAGGTCCTGAAGTATCTAAATCTACTTTTGGGTTTTCTTGTTTTATTTTATTTTCCTCTGGCATAGTTTCCTTCCTATGGTTAATATTTGTGCAGGATATCTGTTGGATCCTGTACAGTTGCTAAAATTTCATCTTCATTTAAAAGACGAACCTCTCCACCTTCAATTTCTATACGTGATCCTGCATAACGTGCAAAGACCACCCAATCACCAACCGCGCACCATGGACCATGTGGATATCTCTCTTTATCCCTATAACAAGCGTCTCCCATTGCAAGTACGCTTCCGCATTGCGATGCAACTTGTTGTCGGTCTATAGTTTCACCTCCTAGTAAGATTCCGCCTTTAGTTTTTTCATCCATTCTAAATGGTAAAACTAGCATTCTCCAACCAGTAGGTTTGGGTAATTTTGTTTTTTCTTTTGTGACTTCTTTTTGTTCTTCTGATCTTTTTAAACCAACTAAATCCTTATTTGGTAACTGTATTTTTTGTGTTGATGTCGACGACTGTTCCTTCATTTTGCTCCTTCTCATTAAGCAGGTTAGAGATTTCCTGTTTAGTTGCCTCTAAGGCATTTATTTGTCCTATTATATACTTGTATGTTTCCATACTGTCAACCCCTCCGGACGTTACCGAGATTGCTAATTGGTGTATTCTTTTATCTAAATTTCTTTGAAGTTTATAAATTACGTTTTCTAAATCCATTAAATTAAATCTTTATAGTATTCTTCGTAGCTTTCATTTGAAACAGGTACACCTGCTAAATCACTTTTAATGTGTGATCCAATATATTTTTCTTTTTTAGGAAATACAAAATTTACTTTTGTATCACCTTCTTTTTTATTTATTTTATTTTTTACTTTTACTTTTACTACCATGCTTCATACCAAATCTTCGGCCTGGAGCAGCTACACCCATTGGACTAGCAGCTACAGGTGGTTGAATAGGTAATCCACCGCCAAATTGCTTGCCAACTCTTTTACCACCAGCAAGTTTTTTTCTAGGTTTATTTCCATAGTCATTTCTCATAGTTTTCTCCTATTTTTTATTTTTACCATTTCTAAATATTTGTGTTCCCTTTATACCAAATATGCTGGCGCATACAAGTATCCAGAGATTTGTGAACCATGACGGCAGTGCCGCAAAATGTTCAAAGAACATTTTTATCTTTTCCATGGCCGCCGGATCGTCTGACCAGACCCCCCAGGCCAAAATTATTATGGGCAGTGTGAGAATGCAAAGGACAATTTCGTCCTTGTAGTCGTTTTGCCGGGCCTCTAAAAGTTTTCCCTGGTAAGTTTCCTCGCCGCTGGCCATCTTTCGCGCATGCATGTGTTGTGCATCCGCCATAGCCATCTTTGTCTCTTGACGCTTTTTGTAAATGTGAGTTCCAGCGTTAAGAGCTAATTTTATAGCACCAAACCACATACTAAACCCAGGTTACGTCTTTTTGTCGTCTAGCAGCGCCTGAGCCAGAAACAGGTTGTTTGTTTCCAACTGCTAATCTAGATTTTCCTCTAATGCTAGTTTCTGATCTAGGATCAGTTATAACTTTAGATGCTTCCATCTTAACAGGCTTACTTTTTTTATAATTCCACGCCATTATGTGCTCCTTTTTTTATTTATTATAACTCTTTTTTTAGTGTTTGTCACTATCTAGAGCTACCATTTGTTTTAGGTTTCATTTTTGCAAGTGTCAATCTGTTTTCATTCGCCATTTCTTGCTTCTCAATTGAAGTATCAGCTCGAAGTTCTGCTAATTCTTCATTCTGTTCAAGTTTATCTTCAGTAATATCTCTATTCTGAACTATTTTAGCTTGATCAATTTCTAATTTTTTATTCATTTCTTGTTGCTTACGTTCATTTTCCATTGCTCTTAAATCAACTTCTCTAGATTTAAGTTTTAAAAG